CGGAATGGGAGGGCATGTGCCTGACCGATGTCTACACCCGGGCGTTGTTGGGCTGCATCTGATGACCCGTCAAGAGACGCGGGCGCAATTTCGCAGGGTGCTGGCCGCGCGCTGCGCACTCAGCGCTGAGCGCACGGACGCGCTGGTCGAAATCCTTGCGCGCCGCGACGCGACAGGCGACGACCGCCGTATGTGCCTGGAGTGCGCTTGCCTCTCGCACCGCTCGCACCGCTGCCAGGTCGCGGTGGCCGGCCGGATGCGCGGCTTCTCGACCCGATACGAACCGGTGCCCGACCTGCTCGGGCGCTGCGAGTTTTTCAAATGGAGCATGCCGTGAGCGGGTCATCTCAACACCAGACGCTGGCGCTTGACGCGATCCGCATTGACGGCGGAACCCAGCCGCGCGTGCGCATCGACGAAGAAACCGTCGCCGCCTACGCCGAGCGCCTGGATGCGCTGGACGAGTTCCCGCCGTTGGTGGTGTTCTTCGACGGCGCCGACCACTGGCTGGCCGATGGCTTCCATCGCTGGCATGCGCATCGCAAGGCCGGCCTCACCACGGCCGAAGTCACCGTGCGCGCCGGTTCGCGCCGCGATGCGGTGCTGTTCTCGGTCGGGGCCAACGACACGCACGGCCTGCGCCGGACGACGGCAGACAAACAGCGCGCCATCGAGACGCTGTTGCAGGACCCTGAGTGGGCGGCCTGGAGCGACAACGCTATTGCAAAGGCCTGCGCAGTCGATCACAAGACGGTCGCGGCCCGACGCATGGCGCTTGTTGGGAATTCCCAGGATGCCGCAGTTGTTCAGCGGCTAGCAACCACAGTGAGCGGCGCGAAGCCACGCATGGCCGAGCGCGGCGGCAAGACCTACACGGTGGAGACCGCAGCCATCGGACCCACGCCGTCCCCGCCCACCCTGCAGCCCATCGCAGCGGTCGCCGCACCCCAGCCCCAACCCGAACCCAAGCTCGGCTTGCAGCCCGCTGCCGCCGAGCCCGAAGCCGAGGTTACGGCCGACATGCAACGCGACGCCATTGAGCAGATGGCGCGAGACCTGGAATCTGCGCTGGCCGACAACAAGGTCATGGGCGAGATTTTCGACGCCGAAGACCGGCTGGCGGAGGCGGTGCGCCAGGTCAAGCAGCTGACGGCCGAGAACGCCGGCCTGCGCCAGCGCCTGTACTCGTTGCAAAACGAGTCGAACGAGCAAATCAAGCTGGTCAATTCACTGCGCCGGCAGATCAAAAAGCTGGAGAGCAAGTGACCATGCCGCAGATCGTCTCCCCCAAGTCGCCCGACGCAATCAAGCGCTACAGGGCGCGCACAGATCGCAACGCCAGGATTTGGGCGTCGCTTGATTTCCGGGCAATCTTCAGCGACCGCCCCACCCCCGATGAGGCCGCTCAGGATGCGCTGAACGCTGCAGCCGTCGCCATCGTCAGGGCGAGCATCCGGGCGCAGCTGGACGATGGTGAGGTGTCCCTGTGAACGCCCTTGCCAACGGCGAGCTTTTCGAGCAGGAGGCGCCCAGCTACACGTCTAGCACGTTTCCGCCGCCGCGCGAGTTCCAAGAGAAGGCCCATGCTGCGCTGCGCGCCGCCTACAAAGAGGGTCACCGGCGCCAGCTGCTGATGGCGCCCACCGGTTCGGGCAAGACCTACCTGGGCATGCGCGCGGTCCACGAGGCGCTGAAGAAGGGCAAGCGCGCCGTCTTCGTCTGCGACCGCCGGACCCTGATCAACCAGACCTCCCAGGTCGCCGACAGCTACGGCCTGTGCGACCACGGCATGATCATGGCCAACCACTGGCGCGTCAATCCCGCCAGGCCTTTCCAGATCGCCAGTGTCCAGACCCTGGCCTCCCGCGGCTGGCCCGAGGCCGACCTGTACGTGATCGACGAGGCCCATTGCCAGTACGCGTCCTGGACTGAGTTCGCGCTGTCGACCAAGGCGGCAGTCCTGGGGCTCACAGCGACCGCGTTCAGCAAGGGCCTGGGGAAGATTTTCACCAACCTCATTCACGCGGCCACGATGCACGAGCTGACGCAGTCGGGCGTGCTGGTGCCGATGAAGGTGTTCTCGTGCACCAAGGTCAACATGGCCGGCGCGGCGACCTCGGGCGGCGAGTGGACGAACACCTCTGCCGCCGAGCGCGGCATGGAGATCGTGGGCGACGTGGTGGCCGAGTGGATGAAGTTCGGCGAGAACCGCAAAACCTTCGCGTTCGGGGCAACGATTGCCCACTGCGAAGAGCTGTGCAAGCAGTTCAACGAAGCCGGCGTGGCCGCCGCGCTCTACACCGCGGACACCAAAGAGGACGAGCGGCTGCGCCTGATGGAGGAGTTCAGGAAGCCCGACAGCGCGATCCGCGTTCTGCTGTCCGTTGACGCGCTCATCAAGGGCGTGGACGTAGCCGACGTGAGCTGCATTTGCGACGTGCGGCCCCTGCGCAAGAGCTTGTCGACCGTGATCCAAATGTGGGGTCGCGGCCTGCGGTCGAGCCCGTCCACCGGCAAGACGGACCTTCGCTTGCTGGACTTCAGCGGCAACGCTATCCGCTTCGCTGACTCGTTCAGCGACATCTACTTCAACGGCCTCGCGTCCCTGGACGACGGCGAGAAGCAGGACTCGACGATCCGCAAGGACGACCCCGAGAAGCCCGAACCCAAAGCCTGCCCCGAATGCGGCTTCAAGCCCATGGGCCTGCGCTGCATCGCCTGCGGCCACCAGCGCGTCGCCCTGGCCACCGTCGAGCACTTGCCCGGCGAGATGCGCGAGATTTTCATCGGCAAGACCAAGCTGGCCGACGACCGGCGCCACCTGTACGAGCAGTGCGTCAGCTACACCCGCGCGCACGGCAACCCGGAGACGGCGAAGGGCCTCGCGGCGCACCTGTTCCGCGAGATGGTGGGCACCTGGCCCGAGGGCCTGAGCTTTGAGCGGTGCCCCAACGTGCCGATCACGCGGGCCGTGCTCAACCGCATCAAGGCCAGGAACATCGCGTTCAGCCGCTCGCCGAGGAAGGCAGCATGAGCAGCGCCGAGTTCATCGCCTTCGCCCGCGCCCACGGCGTGGAGATCGACGCGAGCCGGCTGGACGACAGCGGCAAGCTGCGGCGGTGCGCGACGACCGAGCACCCGCGCTCAAAGAACGGGGCGTACTGCTGGGACGGTGAAGGCGGCTTCGTCTGGGCGTGGGACTCCGACGCCCGCGCCATCCCCTTCCGCCAGTACACCCAGCGCCAGGACGTTGACCGCAGCCAGGCCATCGCGCGCCGCCGCAACCAGCAGGCCGAGCGCCGCGTGCTGGCCGCGCAGGCCGCGCAGAAGGCCCAGGAGATGCTGGCCCAGGCCCGGCCCGAGGTGCACGGCTACCTCCACCGCAAGGGCTTCCCGGCCGCCAAGGGCTTGGTGATGCCCGACGGCTCGCTGGTCATCCCCATGCGCGAGGTGCTGAGCAACCGCCTGCTGGGCGCCCAGGTCATCCGCTGGCTGCCCGAGGAAACGCGGTGGGAAAAGAAGTACCTGTGGGGCATGACCTCAAAGGGCGCCGTGCTGTGCCTGGGCGACCGCCACGCACCGGAGAGGGTTTTCTGCGAGGGCTATGCCACGGGCTTGACGTTGGAAGCTGCCATCCGCCAGGCGCACATGCGCGTGTGCGTCGTCGTGACGTTCTCGGCCCACAACCTGACCCACGTGGCTTCGCTCATGGGCGGCCGGCGCTACGTCATCGCCGACCACGACGCGCCGCAGCGCGACCCGGATAAGGCCGCACTGAACCCCGGCGAGGCCGGCCAGCGCGCCGCCATTGCCACCGGGCTGCCGTGGGCGATGCCGGACGAGGAAGGCGATGACGCCAACGACCTGATGGTCAAGCGCGGGTTGCTGGCGGTGGTGCAGCTGGTGATGAAGGCGAGGGCGGCGTGAGGAATGTCTTTCTGTTCTTCGTGGCCATGGGCCTCGTGTGCAGCGGCTGGTTCCTGACCGGGTTCCTGGTCCTGTGGTGCAGCGTTTCCATGTCGGTGGACGAGTGAAGGCGGACGCGATGCCGTAGCCAGCTGTTCAAAACCTCCTTGCTGGGCGGGTAGCTCCTTGAAAACGGGCGAGACAGTGGCGGCAAGGCGGACAGGGGTACCAAGGGATAGAGATGAAACACCCCCCGGCGGCACCAAGAACCGGTTCTCGAAAGTCTTGGGAGGGTCTGTGGCTCCGCAATAGCAACACGACTAGCGCCTTCTCCGTTTGTTCGGGGATGGCCAAGGGCCGTCCACCGCTTAGCAGATTCCCTCAAGACAAGAGTTAGGTAGTAGGGAAGTACTTCAATACGAAGGAATAGAGCAATGACCGAAGAACCATCAGGCCAAGCGCCCACCGACATCGACCCCCAGCGGGCCCTGAACGTCATGGCCAAGACCGGCCCGTTGTACGCGCAGGCGAAGGCCAACCGGGTGCTGATCGAGGAGATGCGCAAGTCCATCAAGGCCGTGCTGATGCGCGCTGCGGAGTCCGCTGGCCACAACTCGGTCGCGGCCCAAGAGCGCGAGGCCTACGCCGACGTGAGCTATGCCGAGCACCTGAAGGGGCTGCAGGCTGCCGTCGAGGAGGAAGAGCGCCTGCGCTGGCGCCTGGTCACGGCGCAGACGGCGGTGGACGTGTGGAGGTCGAGGTCTGCCAACGAGCGTGGCATGGACCGGGGCGCAGCATGAAAGTCACCCTGCCCTGGCCCCCAAAGATCCTTCGCCCCAACGGCACGCGCGCCCATTGGGGCGACATCGCGCGTGCGAAGGCGAGCTACAAGGAGATTTGTTGGGCGCTCGCGAAGCAGTCGCTTCGACCCATTTCTCCTGAAGCTCGCCCGCTGATCAAGCTGACGTTCTTGCCGCCAACGAAGCGCAAGCACGACCTGGATAACGCCCTGGCGTCGATAAAGAGCGGATTGGACGGCGTGGCGCTGGCCCTGGGCTGCGACGACTCACGCTGGCGGCTGCAGCTGGAGATGGCCGACCGCATCGGCGGCATGGTGATCCTGGAAGTCACCCAGTGGGCGGTGCTGCCATGAAGTGGGCACCCGTGGCCCGCCAGCAGCCCATGCCGGCCCTGCCCGTGTTCGACCCAGCCTGGAAGACCCCATGCCTGTCCTGCGCCCACCTGAAGCTGGCCGACCCGCAGATGCGCTGCCGGCTCGGTCCCAAGGTCCACGCAGGCGCGCACTACGACTTCGCCTGGTGCATCGACGTGCGCAGCGACGACGGCGCCTGCGGCCCGGACGCGACGGCTTTTGTTCCGAAGGAGACCACGCCATGAAGCGCACCACGCCGATGAAGCGGACCCCGTTCGCGCCCAAGCTGGCCACGCGCCGCACGGACAAGCAGGTGGACTACGAGCCCCGGCCGCGCTCCAGCACCAGCCTGCGCGCCGTGGTTGCGGACAAGCACAAGCCCGTGGTCAGCCTGCCGAAGTTCGCCTACGTGCGCGACATCCGGCTGCGGCTGATGTGCCGGCAGATGCCGTGCCAGCACTGCGGCGCCTCGGGTCCGTGGGCCGGCGTGACCTGGGCGCACAGCAACCAGGCCGTGCACGGCAAGGGCGGGGCAGTGAAAGCCTCGGACATCTTCGTGGCTGCGCTGTGCTCGGTTTGCCACCGCGAGCTGGACCAGGGCAAGACGATGAACGCGGCCCAGCGCGTGCTGATGTGGACCGTGGCCCACGAGCGCACCGTGCGCCGCGCGCTGCAGGCCGGCACGTGGCCCAGCGGCGTCGCGCTGCCCGACTGGGCGCAGGCCGAGCAGCAACCGATGACGGACGCGCAAGACATGGCTCACCTGGGCGTGCTGCGCAGCGATGGCGGGTGGATGTCCGCGCGCGAGGTGGCCACCCGCAGCGGGGCGGCGTGGCATGTGGTGAGCTTCGCCCTGCGGCGGCTGACAGAGGCGGGATTGGTGGAGGAGGATGTGGTGGACCAGGCCGGGCGGGCGCGCAGCGTGGAACACCAGCGGGTGTACCGTGCGCGGCCTCACAAGGGATGGGTCCGGCGCGTCGAGACGACGCTGCCTGGCTGGCTGGCTCCGCAAGCCGTCATCCCGACGGGCGTGAGCAGGATGGTGATGGGGTCCGCTGGGATGCAGCGGTGGAGCGGCGCCGAGCGTCAGTCGCGCGGTGCGCCCGGTGGCCCGCTGAACGGCGCGGCGAGCACGAAGGACTCGGCCGACTTCGAGACGGCTGAAGAGTCATCCGACGGCGGGTAGGACCGCACACCCAGCGTGATCGCGGCGCAGGCCAGCTCGACCGCCTTGGGCACGGGCTGCTCGCCGCGGGTCCACAGGTAGAACGCGTTGCGCGACACCCCGAGCATCTGCGCCGCCTTGACGACGGACAGGCCCTGGTGCTCGCGCCACTGCTGGAGTTGTTCGCCGGTCATGATGGCCGCGAGTGTATCGCCAGGGTACGCCCGGCTATTGCGCGCCCTGGTCAGCATGTCCGCACCCCGAACCACGCCGCACTGAGCGGGTCGCATGCCCGCCAGGCCATGGCCGCCGCCACCAGCCGCTGGCCGATGCCGGGCTTAGCCGGCCGCGCCAGGATGCGTTCGATGGTCGGCACGTCCACACCGGCGCCGCGCAGCTGCTCGCACAGCGCCAGGGCCGGCGTGCTGTCCCGATGGCCGCGCAGGTAGGCGAGGGGGTTGCGCCGGCGCATGTACACCTCGCCGATGACCTGGCCGTCGCGCAGCACGCGCACCCGGTCCATGCCGCCGCGCTTGGCTGAGGTGTTGAAGACCTCAAGGTGGGAGATTTTCATGATGGGCTCCAGGTGGTCACACTGATCAGCACCCAGGCGGGCGCTGAGCGCTGCGATCAGCGGTGGATCTCGGTGGGCAGCGCAAGCGCATTGCCCCGGCCGTCGGTCCAGTCGACGGAATTGACCGAACCGGCGTGCATGACGCACGGCGCGTCAAGCGGGCCGCCGGTGTCGAAGTAGCGCAGCGCGTCCGGCAGCTGGTGGCGAAGGTGCAGGATCAGCGCGCAGTCCGTCGAGCGCCGGCCCCCCGTGGTCAGGCCCAGGGCGTGGGTGGTGCAGTCGCGGCTCACGTCAGCTGCCCCGACCACACCAGCCAGCAAAAGCAAAGGGCCGCGAAAGCGACCCCGAGCAGCACGATGCGGTCTTCGCGGTCCATCTTCATGGCTTGAACCCCCAGACAACCAGGACGAACACGGCACCAGAGACCAGGGCCGGTGAGTAGAGGCCGGCCCAGACCTTGACAGCCTCCCAGCCGGTGACGGGCTCACCGTCCTCGAATCCCAGGTCCGTGCACGCTTCGGCGGGCGCCGTCGGCTGGGAATACGACGCAACGTCGTCCATGCCCTCGACCTGATCCCGGGTCAGCACAACCTTCCGCTTGCGCCAGCAGGCGTCCTCGATCTCGCACCCAGCCACCAAGCCGGCGCCGGGCTCGTCGGTGTAGGGCCACGCGCTCATGACTTGGTCTCCGACTTAACGTAGTGGACCAAGCACAGAAGCAAGATGGCCCACCATGGGTAATCGTTGATGACCAGCACGACTGCGCCAGCGATGCAAGCGATGTTGTGGATGACAGCGAAGGCGTACTGATTCACGACGCACCCCCAGTCGCCTTGACCAACACCGCGCGCATGCGCTCGGCGTCGGCGGGGGTGAGTTGGTCCCAGAAGCGGACGGCGAACGTCAGGGCGTCCAGCAGCTCGGGCGCCGTCGCGTAAAGCGTGGCGTTGGCCAACTGCTCGCCACCGTTGTAGTTGCTGAGCACTGCCAGCGCGATGCCGTTGGGCGCGCGGACTGAGTGCTGGCAGTAGCCCTCAAGGTCGACCTCACGAGTGACGCGTAACGGGCCGGCTGTGAAAGGCGCGAGGGGTCTGGGCGCGCTCATGACGCACTCCTGAAGCCAGCCGCTTCGCTGGGCATCGCAGCCCTCGCGAGGTACCGGTAGCCGCCGTACTGGTTGTCTCGCCGATCAGCCGACCGACGAGCACCGTTGAGGGTCTTGCATCGCGCCACGACGGCGCCGGTGCGGCGGTCGATGACGACATAGCCGAAAGTGTTCATCTCGCTCTCCTATGGGGACCACACTCGCAAGCGCCCCGTGAGGCGCAAGCGGCTGGGGTCAAGCCGCGAGCTGTTGGGCCAGCTGCACCGACCAGTTGTTGCGGTAGGCCTGCCAGGCGCCGGTGCTCGGTGCCCAGCGGAAGCCGTGGACTTCAGCTTCTCGCGCACCTCAGCCGCGGGCTTGTCGGGGAAGAACAGGCGCACGCGGTTGGCGGGCGGGTCGTCTTCCAGGCGGATGCCGGACTCGCCGACCTTCTCCTGGACCGGCTGCGCCTTCGTGCGCTGCAGCTGCTCCAGGCGCTGCTTGAGCCGGCGCAGGTTCGCGCCGTTGTTTGTCAGTCGGTAGCTCGGGAAGCCGTCGCCGCCATGCCGGCCCGGCTTGATCAGGTCCGCCGCCGCCTCCTCGGTGAAGCCCAGCTCCATCAGCGCGGCGATCTGGTGATCTCGGCCCGCCTTGAAGTTCGACCGGATGGCGCTGTTGGCCGCCTTCATGCGGATCTGCACGCGCTCAAGCTGGGCGATCTCGACTTCCAGCCGTTCGATGGCGTTGGCGTCGCCGGCCATGATCGGCCGCAGATCCGGGCGCAGCACCCGCTTGGCCGCCCGCAGCGCGCGGTCCCGGAAGTCGTCCAGGTCTTCCATACGCCGGTGGGCGACTTCGTTGCGCTTGCGCATCCGCTCGACGGGGAACCGAGCCGGGCCGGTGATCATGGACGACATGCACCGGCTGTAGCTCTGCAGCAGGGCGCGAGCCCGGGCGCTGTAGCCGCCGACGTAGCGCGCGATCTCGCCCTCGACCAAATCCTCGGTGCCGCCCCGCTTGGCGTGCTCGCGCAGCTCAGCGATGTCGGCCTCGACCTGGGCGCCATGCCCGGCCGCGAAGCTCTGGCCGCGCCGCTCAGGTGAGAAGCTGGTGCCGGCGAACGCGCTGTTCAGCAGGCTGGTTGGAAAGGTCAGCATTGGGCTCTCCTGTGTGGTTGATCGCACTGACCTGGGCCGAACCCAGGTCGCTGAGATCAGGCTGTGGCCGTGGCGAACTTCGCTAGGTTTGTGGCAATGGCCGCATCCAGCTGCTTGATCAGCTCGCGGTCGTCGGTCTCCAAGCTGAAGCCGAACGAGTAGCCGACGAAGTTGCCGAAGAACTGCACGGCGTCCGGCGCATCTGGGTGGATCGGTGGCCCGTCGTGGTAGACCGTCCTGCCGTGCTTTGCGTCGTAGCGCCCACCCGAGCACTTCAACGCCGGGCAGCGGTAGGGCTTGCGGTCGGGGTGAGGCTCAAACCTCGGGTCGCCGTCGTAGTTCAGGCTAGGGTCGAGTTCCCAGCGGGACAGCGCGTCAAGCAGGCCGGCAATCGTGTTCGCCTCAGGCCAGCCCGGAATCGTCGTCTTGTGGCCGATGTGGGTGATGTTCAGCATCGTGGTCTCCTCGGGTTGATCACATCTGCCGGCTCTTCGTGATCGGCGCTGCAGTTCGCTTCACACCACCTGAGCGGGTGAGGTTTGCGGCAGATGTGATGACCCTGGATCGCGTCCCAAGGTCGGGACTGGCTGTTTGCAGGCTTGCCACCTTCCACCCCTCGCACTCGCCAGGGTCTGGGCTGCCCTGGGTCTAAGCGGTTACCGGACTGTCACTCCGATGTGGTGAACTGTACCCTGGGAGTACAGAAACGCCAAACAGGGGATCAGATATACCCGACTAATCAGAAGGGCCATTCACCATGACAGCGTGCCGCGCGCACCACCGCAAGGGGCTGGTTCGCACGTTGGCGCAGACCCCGCGCGACCATCCCCCCGAACCCTGCGCCGCGCCTCAATGGCGCCCATGACCAAGAAGCCCACTCCCAAGGCTTCCGCGTCCCCGGCTGAGGTGCCGACAAGGCCTCGCAAGACGACAGGGAAACGGAAGACCACTGCTGCCCCGCCTGCGAAGAGCACGGCAAAGAGCCAACCGGCGCCCGCGAAGAGCCCCAAGGTGCCGGCGAAGCGTGTGGCTGCCCCGACGAAGCCTGTGAAGGCTCCGCGCCTGCCCACAGAACCGAACGAGCCCTTCATGCCGCCTGCGCCCGCAGCGAAGAAAGCGGCGAAGGTTCTATCGCTCGTGCCAAAGGCGGCAGCCAAGTCGCCACCGAAGAGCGCCGCACCCCAGGCGCCGAGCAACGCGCTATCCCAGGCGATCAACGACGCCATCAAGCCCGAGACGCACACGCCAGGCACGCCACTGCCGCGCAGGAAGTCGGGCCCCCCGCCGACTTACAGCAAGCCAGTGGCTGACGAGATCCTGGAGCGCATTGCGAATGGCGAGCTGCTGAACCGCATTTGCGAGGAGGACGGGATGCCTCCGGCTTCGACGTTTCGGCGCTGGGTGTTGGACGATGTCGACGGGCTGGCGGCTCTGTACGCGCGCGCCCGCGAACTCGGCTGGCACTGGCACGGCGAAGAGATCGTCGAGCTGTCCAACCGCTGCCGCGTCGGCGCCAAGATCAAGACCAGCGCCGACGGCGTCGAGGTCCAGACTGCCGACATGGTCGACCGCACGCGGCTGCAGATCGATGCCCGCAAGTGGGTGCTGTCGAAGATGCTGCCCAAGGTCTACGGCGAGAAGCTGGAAGTTGGCGGCAACCTGCAGCTTACGCTGGCCCAACGCCTCAAGGCCATGAGCGAGACCGACCACGGTCAGCACGCGGCCATGCCGGAAAGTCCGACGTGAACCAGGCCGAGAAGGCGGCTGCTGAGCTTGAGGCGCACATCCGCCCGTTCCGCGACGACTTCCTGCACTATGCGCCGCGGGCGCTGAAGATCAAGCAGAAGGACGGGCAGATCAAGCCGTTCCTGCTGAACGCGGCCCAGGTCTACATCCACCATCGGCTGGAAGACCAGCTGCGCCGCACTGGCAAGGTCCGTGCGAATTTGTTGAAGGGCCGACAACAAGGGGCATCGACGCTCGTTCAGGGCCGCTTCTACTGGAAGACCTCGCTGCGGCCCGGCCTGCTGGCGCTGATCCTGACCCACCTGGGCGACTCGACGGACGCGCTCTTCGGCATGACGAAGCGCTACCACGACCTGTGCCCCGAGGAACTGCGCCCCGCCACTGCCGCGTCAAACGACAACGAACTGAGCTTCGCCGAGCTGGACGGCGGCTACGTGGTGGCCACCGCTGGCAACCGCAAGGGCGTTGGCCGCGGGCGCACGTTCCAGCTGTTCCATGGTTCCGAGGTTGCCTTCTGGGAGAAGGCCGAGGACATCATGGCCGGCCTGGGCCAGACGGTGCCCGACGTGCTTGGCAGCGAGATCATCAAGGAATCGACCGCCAACGGCGTGGGCAACGCCTTCCACCAGGACTGGCAGGCCGGCGAGCGCGGCGACGGCGAGTACGAGAACATTTTCGTGCCGTGGTACTGGCAGCCCGAGTACCGCAAGCCGGTCTATCCGGGCTTCCAGATGGGCCCGGTCGAGCTGGACTACTTCCAGCGCTACGAAGCCCGCGGCATGTCGCTGGAGAACATGGTCTGGCGTCGTTCGAAGCTGGTGACGGACTTCAAGGGCGATGTCAGCACCTTTGACCAGGAATACCCGGCCGAACCTGTGCTGGCGTTCACGAAGGTCTCGGGCGACCCACTGATCACCGCCGACCTCGTCAGCCGGGCGATGAAGCTCGGGCTGAACGTCGAGGCGCGCGGGCCCAAGATCATTGGCGTCGACCCGGCCGAATACGGCGACGATGACACGGCCATCGTGCTGCGCCAGGGCCGCCGCGCCTATGGCCTCGGGCCCAGCGAGAAGGTGCTGCGCCTGTCGAAGTACGGCCCGATGGACGTTGTCGGCAAAGTCGCCGTGCTGGCCGACAAGATCAAGCCCGACGCGATCAACGTCGACGCCACCGGCATCGGCAGCGGCATCGCCGACCGGCTGCGCGAGTTGGGCTACCCCGTGAACCGCATCATGTTCGGCGGCAAGCCGGCGCGAGACGAGCTGTACGTGCTCAAGCGCGACGAAATCTGGGGCGACATGAAGGCCTGGCTTGAGGACGAGCCCTGCCAGCTGCCGGTAGACGACGCCCTGGCCAGCGACCTCTGCGCACCGCAGTACAGCTACGACAGCTCCCGCCGCCTGCGCCTGGAGTCCAAAGAGTCGATGCGCAAGCGTGGCGTGCGCAGCCCCGACAGTGGCGACGCGCTCGCCCTGACCTTCGCCACACCCTTCGCCAGCTATGCCGGCGCCCAGTCTGATGCGAGCGCATTCCGCGCCGCGCGGATGAGCAGGCCGGTTCGATAGGAGCGCGAGCATGACCCACCCATCCGGCATGCACGATCTGCGCGCCAGCATGGCCGCAGCCAAGTCGGATAAGGCCGTGCGCTGCATCCTGTCCTTCGCGACCAACCGCCTGGAGTCCGTGCGCGGCATCTGCTGGCCGGCGCTGGAGGAGTCGTTGAGCAAGGAGGTGCAGGACTTGCAGGCGCTGGCGCGCGGGAAGGGCTTTGACCTGACCAAGCAGCCCCCTTGACGCCACCCCGCGCCAGACTGGCCGCGAGCCTGGATAGTTTCAGCTCGGTGCTGCGCCACTGATGGCACGTCAGGCAGCCCCGAGGCCCTGGACGCTCAAGGGATTGTGAAGGCCGGCGGCGGGTCGACGAACGTGCAAGCCGCGACAGCTCGGAAAGACGGGCACCCCTGACCATCCCCCCGCCAGCTGACCCCCGGCATCGTCGCGCCCATTCTGAAGGGCAGGGGCCTCATGGGCATGGAGATCAACGACGCGCTGTCGCAGCACACCCAGACGGGGCAGATGCCTACCACCGTCGGGCAGCTGAGCCCGGACAACTTCATGAAGTTCGTCGACGAGACGCGCAACCAGCCCGCGTTCCGCTCGTCCATGGACAAGGCCGCCGACTACTACGACGGCAACCAGCTCACGGCCGAGACGCTGAAGCTGCTGGACCAGATGGGGTTCTCGCAGCTGATGACCAACCTCATCAAGCCGGCCATTGACGCCGTGCTGGGCATCGAGGCCAAGACCCGCACCGATGCGCGCGTGGTGGCCGACGACGAACAGCACATGGACGTGGCCGAGGCCCTGAGCGCCAAGCTGGCCGAAGCCGAGCGTGAGAGCCGCGCTGACTGGGCCTGCTCCGACGCCTACGCCGGCCAGTGCAAGGCTGGGCTGGGCTGGGTGCACGTCGCGCGCAACAGCGATCCCTTCCTCTACAAGTACCGCGCCGAAAGCGTCCACCGCCGCGAGATGTTCTGGGACTGGAGCTGCCCCGTCAGCGACCCGGCCCTGCGCACGGCGCGCTACGTGATCCGCCAGAAGTGGTTCCCGGTGGACCTCGTCACCGCCGCGATGCCGCAGCATGCGCCGCTGATCAACGCCTCGGCCAGCGGCTGGCAGCCAGACTGGATGCAGCGGGCTCGTGAGAACACCACGCTGATGAACGCCTTCGACCAGGAGTCTCGCATCAGCGTGTCGGCTTGGGACTGGCGCAACATCGACAACCGCCGCGTGTGCCTGCAGGAATGCTGGTACGCGACCCACGTTCGCGGGCTGGTGCTCTACCTGGGTGACCGCGTGGTGGAGTTCGACAAGAACAACCGCCTGCACCAGGCCGCCGTGCAGTCCGGGCAGTTCACACCGCAGCCGGCCGTCTACCGCAAGCTGCGCTGCTCCATCTGGTTCGGCCCGCACCTGCTGCAGGACTACGACCCGGGCAACAACGAGTTGCCCTACGTGCCGTTCTGGGGCTTCCGCGAGGACCTGACCGGCGTTCCCTACGGCCTGATCCGCTCCATGATCCCGCTGCAGGACGAGGTCAACGCACGTCGGCGCAAGCTGATGTGGCTGCTGTCGTCCAAGCGCGTGCAGATCGACAGCGACGCGCTGGACATGCGCTACAACGACTTCTCGCAGCTGGTCGACGAGATCAGCCGGCCGGACTCGCTGACGATCCTGAACCCCGGGCGGACCAACGCGCAGGCCATGAAGGTCGAGAGCGACCTCGGCCTGAGCCAGCAGCAGTTCGAAGTGCTCAACGAGGCCAAGCAAGGCATCCAGGACGCGGCCGGCATCTTCAACGCCGTGATGGGCAAGCAGGACACCGGCGTGACGGCGGGCATCGCCATCAACTCGTTGGTCGAGCAGTCGAGCAACACCCTCGGCGAGCTGAACGACAACTTCAAGTTCGCCCGCCAGGAGGTGATGGCCAGGCTGCTGACCATGATCCGGCAGGACTTGAGCGGCCGGCCGGTGGACGTGACCGCCGGCCCGAAGGACGCACGCCGCAAGGTGATCTCGCTGAACAAGCCCGCGGTCGACGAGATCACGGGCATCCAGTACTTCGAGAACGACGTGGACAAGGCGGCGGTGAAGGTCGCTCTGGAAGAGATCCCGAGCACGCCGGCCTACCGCCAGCAGCAGCAGATGATGATGGGCGAGGTGCTGAAGTCGCTGCCGCCGCAGGCCCAGGCCGTGCTGATGCCGTTCTTCATCGAGGGCACGGACTTGCCGAAGCGCCACCAGATGGCCGACTTGGTCCGCAAGACCATGGGCCTGCCCACCGACGGCGAGACAGACCCGCAAGTCGCGCAGCTCCAGCAGCAGATGCAGGCCCTGCAGCAGCAGTCCGAGCAGATGGCCCAGCAGTACGAACAGGCCGTGCAGGAGAAGAGCGCCGAGGCCGCGCAGCTGCAGCAGCAGGTCCAGAGCCTGCAGCTTGAACTCAAGAACAAGGCCGGCGAGATCGCTGTGCGCCAGCAGGAGCTGCAGCTCAAGGCCGCCGAGACCTCCGCCGCCGCGCAGCAGCGCCAGCAGGAAGTGCAGACCAAGCAGAGCGAGCAGCAGGTTCAGGCCGCGCAGATCGACCTCAAGCGCCAGGAACTCGCGCTCCAGGCTGCGAAGAACGCCGCCGACCACGAGCACCGCCAGGCCGAGCTGGAGCACAAGCAGCTCAGCGCGGCGCAGTCGCACGGCCTCGCCCAGCAGCAGCCCACACCCGAAGACGAGATGGAGCACGAGCAGCAGCTCCAGGGCATCAAGACCGCAGGCGCCGTCACGCAGGCCATCGAGGTCGCCAAGATCAAGGCCGAGTCCGCCATCGCGGTGGCCGAGCTGCGCGCGACCGGTGCGCCATCCACCCTCACGCCTGAGCAGTCCGAAGCCGCCGAAGAGGCCGTCGAGAACGCCGGCAGCGACCCGCTGGAGCCCGCACCCGAGCAGGCGAAGCAGGGCGGCAGCTTCCAGAAATCGGAAAGTTACCAATGACCATCGAACAGGCCTTCATCGCGTTGATCTCGGCCTGCTGCGGCGTCCTGGGCTGGTTCGCCCGCGAGCTGTACGCCGCCATGCAGAAGCTGCGCCAAGACCTGAGCGCGCTGGAGGTCCGCCTCGGCACCGACTATGTCCGCTACGACCGGCTCAAAGACATGCTCAGCCCGATCAAGGAAGGCATTGACGAGATCAAGGCAGCGATGACTCACAAGGCGGACAAGCCATGAACCTGTCACCACACTTCACGCTCGACGAGCTGGTCGTCACGCAGCACCGCGGCATCGACAACGATCCGCCGCTGGAGATCGTCGCGAACCTCAAGCGCACGGCCCTGTTGCTGGAAGCCGTGCGCATGCGTCTCGGCGTGCCGGTCATCGTCTCCAGCGGCTACCGCTGCCCGGAGCTGAACAAGGCTGTCGGCGGCCAGCCCACCAGCCAGCACATGACCGGCCAGGCGGCGGACTTCATCGCCCCGGCGTTCGGCAACCCCGTGACCGTGGCCAGTGCCTTGCACGAATGCAGGGACGTGCTCTACGACCAACTCATCATCGAGTTCGGCCGCTGGGTGCACATCAGCTGGTCCGACAACCCGCGTCGCCAGGCGCTGACCATTGACGCATCCGGCACGCGGCCGATGTGGACGAGCCCTTGACCAGGAGACGACGACCATGGCACTTGACTGGAAAGACCTCGCCTCCATCATCGGCAAGTCCGCCCCCCTGCTCGGCACCCTGATCGCCGGGCCTGCGGGCGGCGCCATCGGTGGCCTTGTCGCCAGCGCCCTGGGCACACAGGCCACGCCCGACGCCGTGCAGCAGGCACTGCAGACCAACCCCGACGCCGCGGTCAAGCTCCAGCAGATCGAAGCCGACCGCCAGACCAAGCTGCAGGAGCTGACCACCGAGCAGGCCAAGGCCGAGATCGCCGCCGCGCAGCAAGCCGTGACCGACATCAACGCGACGATGCGCGTGGAGGCCGCGGCCGAGCACTGGCCGACGTACAGCTGGAGGCCCGCCATCGGCTTCGCCGTCGCGCTCGGCGTGCTGCTGTCCGTGCTCACGGTCTTCCTGGCCTACGGCGCCGCGATCATCTACGGCCGCAGCGATGGCCTGGCCCAGCTGCCCGGCATCCTCGCCGCCGTGGCCGGGATCATCGGCGTCGTCAGCCCGATCCTCGGCATCGCGTCGTTCTTCCGTGGCCGCATGCAGGCAGACCCGAGCGTGCCCACCGTCAATCGCGGCTGACCATCCCCATCGCGGCAGGCCCTGCCCACACTGGGCCGCCTTGCAACCCACACACAGGACTGCTGCGATGAAGACCTCGCTCGACCTCGACGACATCAACCGCGCGATCAAGAGCGCGGCCTATCACCAGTTCCCCGGCACCACGCTGACCGTCTGCTGCCTCACGCTGCAGGACGGCTTCAACGTCGTCGGCCAGAGCGCGTGCATCGACCCTGCCGCCTTCGACGAAGCCTTCGGCCGCAAGATCGCGCACGACGACGCCGTGAACAAGGTCTGGCAGCTCGAAGGCTACCTGCTGAACTACAAGCTCAAGCGCGGCATCGAGGTCGCCGACGAGCCCGCCAACGAAGAGCCGCCCGAGCCGATGGCCGGCCTGCACTTCGACCAGGTGCTGGCCGCGTCGACCGCGCCGGTACCGCAGGCGTCCGCCGAATCCGTGCTGGCCCCTGTGGCTGCGCCGGAAGCCGCCCCCCTCGCATCGCTCACCTCCGACGACATCGCATCGCTGTCCCAGGCCAGCCTGCCGCCCGTGGCGCCGGAAGCTGCGCAGCCCGCCCAGGCCGACGCCGTCCCGCCGCTCGCCCCGAGCGCCTGAGCACAGCCACCAGACCAGTAGGAGCCCCGCATGAGCGCCGTCACCTTCAAGAACGCCACCACGGCCCAGCTCGCGACGCTGCCGTTTCAGGGTGAGGGCGTCGTCCTCAACGTCACCGACGCGTCGGGCGGCCACCAGCTGGCCATGTGGAACGGGTCGCAGTACTCATCCTCGGTGTCAGGGGGTGAGATTCACCAGCGCCGCCCCTCGGGTCGGAAAATCTGCTTCGCCTTCGGCAACAGCATCGCCGCTCACAGCAGTATCAGTCTCATCAGCGGGGCGTTTTCCAACTCGGTCGCAGCACTGTCTGGCGCGACCGTAGTGACAGTGGCCGGCGATCAGACTGCTACGTTCACGGCTTCCAGCAAGGTTGCAATCCAGCTCTACAGCACTGAAGTCTTCAAGACAGCCGTGGTGTCGTCGGTCTTCGGCACTGCCACTCAGATCACACTGGCCGCGCCACTGCCCAAGTACGTGCGCGCGAGCGCATCCGCCACTATCGCCAAGTACACGACTGCCGCCCCGACCGGCATCACCCGTGACATCGGCGAGATCAACGCTGCAACTGCACTGCTCGGCGGCGACATCGACGTGGTGCAGGGCTACTCGCACGGCGGCAATCTGTCGTCGGACGGCATGCAGGACTTTGCCAAGTGGGTCAAGGTCATCCAGCCTGATTACGTGTGGCTACGCCTGTTCGACAACGACATCCCAGCGCAAATCAGCCTCGCACGGATGAAGGAGATTGCCACCTACTACGCGAAGGTCGCGTTGGCGTCCGGCGCTATCCCCCTCTTCGGTACGCCCGTGCCAAATTCGAGCTGCAACACCGCGCCCAAGTGCGCGTTGTGGGATGGCATGCGTGACTGGCTGCTGACCATCAATACAGTCGTGCCCGGCGCCATCGGCATCAACACAAGCCAGTGGCTCGACCCGGCCAATATTTCCACCTCGCGCGCGCCGCTGGCGACGGTGGCCAGCGACGGCATCCACTCGGACGCTTCGGCTCGGTACTACATCGGCAACCTGATCGCGCCGCAGCTGCCCTCGGGCTTCGTGAACGGCGACTATGCCTATTTGAGGTACGGCGCAATTTCCGCCAACGCCGCAGTCACTGGCACAGCTGGTACGAATTTCGGTTCGAGTGGCGCTGCCACGCCTACCGGCTCTGTGGCGGACTCCTGGACGGCGGAGGCTGCTGGCGCCACCACCACGCTGGTCAATTCCAAGAACGCGGACGGCTCGCAGAAAGTCGTTTTTGCGGTGGCCGGCACCGGCAACTTTTCCAGCACGGTGGCCTACTTCCGCCAGACCGTCAGCCCGTCAGCGACAGGCCCACAGTTCGGTTCGTTCGGCGGCCTGAAGCCAGTCTTCAAGATCAGGGTCAACTCGTTGTCAGGCATGTCCTGCTTCGTCGCCCAGATCATCTACTCGGGCGGCGAAACCTACGCCTCCCAAGCGGGCGGCTATTTC